AGTTTAATCTTTTTTCTATATTTGCATATATTTCCATACCTTCATCGGTTTTAAACCAATGCGCTAAAGCAGTGTATGGATGCTCGTCAAATGGTACTGTCATTATTTTTCTATCGTTAGAACCCCACAAGAAGTTTCTTTGATCAGAAGATAATTTAATAATACCAAGTTCAACAGCTTTAATACCAAAGTTTCTAAGTTGAACGTTATCATCAGCAGCTAGTTCTAAGAACAAAGCAGGATTATTTCTAGCAAACACTAGTAAATCTCTTTTAAGTTCTTTAGAACTCATCTTAGATACCTCAGAACCTTTTTCTACACGCATAATAGCTTCTGCCATATCAATGTCTAATTCTCTAGCTATTACTATAGCATCTGCTTCTAGCTCTAAAATTTCAATATCATCAGCAGCTTCTTTAACAGGATTGTATTCTGTATAAAGCTTGTTTTTATCTGGATGATAAAGAGACAATAGTTTTTGTAATGTAGTTTTTGATTTTTCTACAAACAAACTACCATTTCTAAAAATTATGTGAGCTAATCTTTGCTCGCCTTTCATTTCGTCAACAAAAGGCGTGTTTTGGTTTTGACAATACTTAATTTCTCTTTCATATCCTTTTTCTTCATCAAACCAATAAATATTAGCTGATTTTATCATTCTTGATAAAGGCTTTTTGTTTCCAGTCAAATTATAAATCCTGTCTTTTATTTCCCAGGTTGGTTTTTTAGGTTCAACTTTTTTAGGTTTTGGTGCTTCAACAACTGGTGTTTCAACAACAGGTACCTCTACCTCTGTATTTTTTGTTTTTTTTGCCATAATATAATATATAATAAAATTAATAAAATAAAAGGCCGAGGCCGAAGCCCCGGTCTTTTTATAAAAATGCTTACTTCATTAACATGAAGTTGTTAGCACCTTGAGTAATTAAACATCTCTCAGTTAAGAAATGTAGTTGCATTGCATCTAAAGCAGATGTAGCAGCGCCTACAGAACCAGTAACCCAAGTTTTCATTCTTCGATCATCAGTTTGTGAAGCTCTAAATCTTACGTGTAAGAAAGGACGTCTCATACTAGCTCCAACAGTTTGATCATAAACTGAAGAAGTACCAGCAGGAATTATAACACCTCTAATAGCGTCAGATCCAGCAACTGCGTTAATACCACCTCTTGTAGCTAAGTCGTTTAAGTATCTAAAGTCAGACTTGTAGAAGTCATAAGAACCTCTTCTAAATCCTGAGAAACCTAAATTTAAAGCCATATCTTCAGAGTTATTAAATACTCCGTAAGAAGTACCACCAGCTCCGTAAGAGTTCATTGAAGCTAACATGTCATCAATAGCTAAGCTAGTTGATCTGTTAACAAACATCATATACTCTTCAATAGCACCTTGCTTGTCAAACTCTGCAAGTATTGCATCAAACTCAGCTAGATCAGTAGCAGCGTTAACACCAGTTACACCAGAAGTTACGTTACCTCTATCAGTAATAGCATCAAATAAACCTTGAGTACCAACTAAAGTATCGTTACCAGCTACAGGTGTTCCTAAGAAAGTGTCAACAGCGTTTGTACCAGAACCTCTAACAGACTCTAACATTGCCATTTCGATGTAATCAGTAAATCTAGCTCTAGTATCAGCTTCAGCTTTTAAATACCATAAGTAACCTGATTGACCAGCTTCAGTAGAAACTTCAACCCAACCAATTCTAGACGCATCAGAACCTGATACTTCGTAGTAATCTTTCATTATGATTGGTTTGTTAGTAAAAGATTTGAAATCTGGCTCGTTAGCTGTTCTTGCTTCTGTAGTAGCAGCTCCAGCAGCATTGTAACCAACACCTTTTGCAAACTCAGAACCATAAACTAAAAGAATAGTTCCTTTGTCAGCAGTGTTTCCAGAAGTTGGTATTGTAGAACCATCATAAGTTGCAACAGTAATATCAGCAGCAGTTGCACCAGATCCTAAAGCTGTAACTACACCTTTAAATACTCCAGTAGGAGCAGCTACAATAACAGTATCATTTAATCTAACACCGTGAGTTAATAAACCATCTGCATCAAATCCATTTTCATCAATATCACACTGAACAGTTATAACGTTGTCAGCGTCAATATCACCTTTGTATGATAAATGTAATCTACCTTGCTCAGACCATACTACTTGATCAGCAGTCATAGCCTCTTCTGCACCAACTTGAGCTAAAAAACCTGAAATAGTTCTTGGTCCAAAAACTTCAGCTTCTTTTTCCATCAAGTCTGGCACGTATTGTTGTCCCCAACCTGCGTTGTCTGCAGACGAGAGATCTAGATAATTTGAAGTAAGTGTTTGCTTTACCGCAGCAGGCACACTATTCAAATTAGTTCCATTTGTAATTGCCATAATTTTGTAATTTTAAATTGTTAATTTTTGTTTTTAATTTTAAATTTGAAGTCATTTGAATTATTGCCTAATACTTTTACTTTTATGCCACCGGTATTGATTTGACCATTAAACTCTTGTCGTGGGTCCATACTAACGTTTTTAGATTTAGCTATACTTTCTTTTAAAGCATCAGCTTTACCTTGTTCGTAAAAGTGTTTTGCAATAGCATCAGCGTTCATGGCTGTAAATAAAGACTTGTGATAGCCTTTAGTATCTTCCATTTCATTATTTTTATTTAAGAACTTCTTAACAAAATTATTAATGTCACTTTGATTTTCTTTAACAGAACCAGTATCTTTTATATTATACCTAAATCTTTTATCGCCAACGTTGTATTCAAAACCTTTGAAGTCTTTGTTGAATAATTGATTAGTTTTATTTAAAAAAGTACGAGTTTGTTTTTCAGCTACTTCTTGCTGTTCTTTTGACTCTTTGTTGTACCTGTTGAAAAAGTCAATAGCTTTTTGTTGATCATTAGTCAACTTATTACCATATTGTATTTCTTCATAGTACTTGGTTTTTGCATCTTCTAAATGCGACTTTGCTTGAGCAACTTGCTCCTTCAAAGCTAATTTTTTTCTTTTTATATCTCTATCAGTATCTTCTTCTTCATCAAAAGCAAAGTAGTCTTCCATCATAAATTCTATTTCTTCTGAATTAAGATGTGGTTTTGTTTGCTTATAATATTCTTTTAATAAAGATAAATTATCTAACTGAGAATAATCTTGATTTAACTTTACGTAATCTTCTAAACCACCACCAGTTTCGTTCATAAAATCTACAAGTTTTTGTATGTTTTCTGGAAGTGGCTTACCAGTTTCTTGAGCTTCGGCAACAGCTTCTTCAGCTTGTTCAGTTAACTCTTCAACTTGTTCTTTTACTTCTTCTTCTGTAACTTCTTCAACAACGGGTTGCTCATCTTGAACGTTGTCGGTGCTTTCTCCGGTAGGTTTTTCATCTGTTGTTTCGACGTTTTCTTCGAGTACTTTTTCGCTAGTTTCGGATTCGTCGCGTACAGGAACCTCATTTGTGCTTTGCTCTGGAACGGCATTTTCTTGTGTTTTTTTAGTTAAATCTACTTTGATGATATTATCATCTTCTTTTATTTCTTTTTTACCAAGATCAACTTTTATAACGTTGTCTTTTGTAGCTTCTTCAGCTACTTTTTCTTTTTTCTTTTTTGCCATAATATAATATAATAATAATTAATAATTTTTATCTAGGTATAAAGCTAGACATATCAGTAACATCTCTTCCTCCTAATATATCATTACCTGCTGATTCAAATTTTTTAGCAGGTTGATTACCTTTTCTTTGTTCGATTAATTCAGACTGTTGGCTAGCTTGTATTCTAGTTCTTTCATCTTTACGATCTTCTTTTTCTTTTTCTCTATTTTTTAAACCTTCAGTTTCAACTCCTTTTAATCTCATATTAAACTCAAACTCTAAAGCCATTAACTGTTGTTTAGCTTGTATTTCTTGTTGCATTTTTTGAAGCTCTAACTGTGCTTTTAATTGTTCTAGTTGTGCTGTAGACTGTGATAAAGCTTGTTGTTTTTGCACTTCCATTTGAGCGGCTGCCTGTTGTTGTTGTGCGTTTGCTTGAGCTTGCGCTTGCATGTTTTGCTGTTTAGCTAGCTGATCACTTTCTATCTTTCTTTTTCTACGTATTTTTAAAACTTGATTAGCAAGTTTAACATTGTTTATTTCTCTAACATCAATAGCATCTTCTAAGTCTATTGTTTGTTGCTGAAGCGCCATTTGTATATTATTTTCAAGCATAGCTTTTTGCTCGTCATCTGGCATTAATTCTATAAATATACCAAAGTCATATAAATGTAATTCTGACATTTCAGCTAAAGTAGCTACGTTGTGTACACCTATTGATTGTATAAAAGCATCTTTTGTTGGCGAGTACTCTATAATATCTGATATTCTAAGTGATAGTTGCTCTGCTACTTCTGCAGTTAAAAACAAACCAGCGTCTAGTATATGTCTTGTAGCTGTGTTACTATTTGCAGCTGCTATTTTTTGTATACCAACTAAAGCCCTATCATCTGGCATACTACCATCTCTAGCTTCGTTTAAACCGGTTACATCACGTATCATCTGCATATAGTAATTATAGTTACCTATAAGAGCTTGTATTTTATTACCTCCACTACCAGAAGTTATTTCTTGTATTGGTACTTTACCAGGGTTCATATCGCCATCTTGTGTAAATGATCTACCTATAACACTACCTGTTTGGAAAAACATATTTAAAGCTTCTTGTGGATTATAGTTTGTACCATTACCTAAATCTATTTCAGCAAGCCCGTCTGCATCTAAATAAACACCGTCAGGTATCATACGTGACATTACTTGTTGTAACTTTAAATGAGTAAGCTGTATCATATCAGCAAAACCAGTAGTACGTTTTACAAGTGAGTCAATATTACCTTTATACATGCGAGGTGCAACTATACTGTAATTCATTTTAACTTTATTGTAATCACTTTTTGGCCTCATCATGTTTTTAGCCATACCCCAGCTTAACAACTTATTAGTACCAACTACCATGGCACCTTCATATAAAACCTCTATAACTCTTTGTAGTTTTGAAAAATTACCTTCAGCTTCTTCAGGTGGATTAAAAGTATCGTCTTTTTCTATGGCTTTTTCAGCACCACTAGCAGTTTCTTTAATTTTATAAACTTCGTTCATATATGTTTTATAATTAAAGTATAAAACTTGAACTTTATTATTGTCAAACTCGTCGTAGCTACTAGCGTTTTTATAAGAATTATTTGTATATAAAGATCTAGACTGCATTATTTCTTCTAAATCTGATTGCTCTAAATAAGGAAATTGTTTTGCTAATTCGTTTATAGGTATTGTTTTTATTTCGCCAACATAGTATATATCATCAAAATAAGGTGATTCAGTGTAAGAGTAAACTAAATCAGCAGGATCAACATATTCTACAGTAGCGCCTTCTGAAGTTGTAAAGTTTGTTTTTACAGCACCAATACCTAAAACAGTTAAATCTCTATAAAATCTTTTTCTAACTAAATCGTATTGGCTACCATCTAGTAAAACATTAATAGCTTGTTCTTCTGCTATTTCTACAGCTTGTTTATAACTAAGCTGCATGTGTAGCTCTAGTTCTTCTTTTGTTTCTGGTAAATCGTCAGGATCATTTTCGTATAAGTTTATATTAAAATTTTCTTGTACGTAATCATTCATTTCAACAGTACTCATATCGTCAATTATTGACTGCATATACTCTGTTCTTTTAGCTATACCATACGGATCTTGAGAGTATGCTTTTATTTCAAAAGTTCTATCAGCCATACCGTTAACAACTATATCTACAAACTTAGGTATAATAGGCACTGGTGTCCAGTCTAAATTTAAATAGGACAAATCGCCGTTTATAGACAACTCATCCTTATATTTTTGTATTGATTGATTACCTTCCGCGTATAATCTTAATCTATGAAAGTCATTATAATTTTTATGGTATCTATTAATACCATTGTCTTTGTTAAACCACTCATGCTCTATAGCTTTAGCTACTTTTAATCCATAATCATAACTAAGCTTTTCAGCGTCACTTACTACTTGACTTGGAAAATAATTATTAATAGAATATGACATATTTATTTTATTATTTTTGATGTATTGCCTGTGTTTTGATATTTAGCAATATTTATGTTTAATTTAGGTTTTTCTATTTTTGCGTTTGGTCTATAGAGGTTTCTATTACAAGCCATGATGGCAAGTCCTGAACTAATACTAGCGTCAAACTTAGTTCTTTTTGTTATATCAAACTTAGCCCAGTCATTTAAAGTTTCATTAAAATATATATTACCATAAACACCGTTTTCTAAGTGACCTACATGCTGCTGTATATACATTTCAATAGCAGCGGCATGTGCTTGTTTTATATCTTCGCTTGAGTTGGGTATACCACCTATTTCTTTTTCAGCTATCGATAATTTATTCCAGATTTTATCTGGTCTATTCATACTATATCCTCTATAACCTCTACGCCTTAAATGATATAAAAGTCTAGGTCTATTGTTTTCTGCAAGCAGTGGCATACCGTAAAAAACTAAAGACATTAAAACGTCTTCAAAAAATATTTCTGCAGTTTGTGGTCTAGATATATATTCTAAGAAAAAATGATTAGGTGGCGTGTCTTCCATGCTAAACTTAGTTAAGCCGTGTAAAGCGCCGTTAGAACCTTTACCATCTACAGTTCCTGATATATCATAGCTGTCACAACCAAAGGCACCCATGTGTTCGTTTGCTGGGTATTTAATACCGTTTTTAACTATTATTTTGTTTTGCAAATGACTAGGTGGAAACCAACTAACATTAAATCTACCTTTTGGATCTGGATAAAATATCACTTGCGTGTCTTTAACTCCATTTACCCATTGAAAGTTACCAGTGTTAACATTACCTTGCGCATTAATACCTTCGTTGTAATCTATTTGTTCGTATATTTTTACTAAATTAAATATACTGTTTTTAGCTTCATCTCTAAACGCATGTTCTTCAGTTCTTGGAAACTGTCTGTAAAACTCGTTTAAAGCGTCTTGATCGCTTTTTAAACCTTCGGCTTCATTATTCCAGTGATCAACAATACCATAATCAATTAACTCTCCGTCAGGCCCTAATATGTCTTCCTCTGGGTTAGTAAAAACTGGTTGACCATATTGATCTATAAACCCTTCGTAGTTCCACTCCATTGGAATAAATAAAGAATATAAACCAGACTTTGTTTGCCCGTTTTTATTTCTTTTAGTAACATCAGAGTCGTTATATAATTTTTTAAAATTATTACCTCCTTTGTCTAACGCGTTAGATGTTGAACCCATCATACACTTGCCAACCACTCTAGCTCCTAAACGTAAACACGTTTTTGTTACTCGCCAGTTATTTAATATATTATCAGGTCTTTCCCACTTACCACTTTCATCGTGTACTAGTAAACTAAGCTTTTCTCCATCATAGCTGTTGTCACCTGTGTTTTTCCAATCAATAGTAGTATCAAGTCCAACCAAGTCTTCTTGCTGTTCGTTTGCAGTAATTTTTTTACGTGTAAACTTACTTGCAGGTACACGATAAGCAAGTTCAGACTTAGGCCTATCCATACCATCTTGTAT